ATGAAAGAGTCTGTCGAACTTGACGAAGCATACCAGCAGTTCTTGGATAAGACTCCTAACTGGGGTGAAGACAAGGCAATCTCTTATGGACGCAAAAAGGGTTACAAAGAGATTGGGGTATGTGGTCACGGTAAGATAGATGGTATTGTATTATTCGGTATGGATGCCGGCGACAAAGCATATGTCGGTAAGGAAGCAAAAGTCAAGACTGGTCAAACAGTATTCCGTTATGCTACTAAACGTACTGTCGCAGGCGATATATTCCCTCTAGTTAAGATTGATGTTAAGAGAGGTATTCTATATAACCTGTCTCAGAAGTCTAGTGAAGGGGAGATTGAACACGCAGAGTTTGAGACCAAGGGTGTCAAGTTACGTTATCTTCGTCTTCTCGCTAGTGCTAACCTCCGTGACATTACTGGGTTCGATCCTGGCTTTGGTTCAATGAAAGAGTCTACTGCACCCAAAACTCTTAGCGATATTAGAGAGACGAAATAATAATGAAAAAATTCAAGCAGTATATAGATGAAGGTTGTTGCGAGGCATGTGCGTCTCTTGACGAGGAACTCGAAATAACTGAAGCAGAACATCAGGGTAAGACTGTTACTCTGAATAAACCTGTACGTGGTGGTTCTAAGAAGTTCTACGTATATACCAAGAACGAGTCAGGTAATGTCGTCAAGGTTTCATTCGGAGATCCGAATATGACCATTAAGAAAGACAACCCTGCTCGTAGAAAAAGTTTCAGGGCGAGGCACAATTGTGCAGACCCTGGCCCGAAGTGGAAGGCACGTTATTGGTCGTGTCGAGCATGGTAATTGATTCGTATAAATAAACCCGTAACTTCCAACTAATAAGTCAACACACATATAATAACTATATTACATATGACTTATATTATAAACATTTAATGGGCTGATCGAAATGGCAGATAATACCACATTAATAGACCATGTGCAACGTGAAGAACAACGACTCGCAAGAATCGAAGATAAGATCGATAAACTTTCCGATGCAATGATTGACCTTGCGAGAGCAGAAGAAAAACTTATAAACATAGAGAAAGCAAACTCTCAACATTTTGAGAGGATGAACCGTTTTTCCATGCGAATGGATGATATGGAAGATTCTCTTCAAGAACAAGGTAAAACAGTTAAGGTGATGCAATACATTATTACATTGTCCGCAACCGTCTTTGCTGGTGTAGTCGTCAAAATTTTCTTTGACGCATAAATTATTTAACGGAGACTGATAATGTCAAACATTAATAAAATCATGGAGGCTTACTTGTCGATGAAGGTCTCCGAGCAGGAACAAATCGCAGAGGCTTGCGGTACTGACAAGAAAAAGATTAAAGAAGAAGAATGTCCTAAGTGCGATGGTAAAGGATGTGAAGAGTGCGAATCTGATGAAGTTTCCGAAAAGAAACTAGATCCAGTTAACGATGCAGAGAACGATAAGAAGTTCAAAGATCGTAAAGACAAGGACATCGATAATGACGGTGACGTTGACTCTTCAGACGAGTTCCTTCATAAGAAGCGTAAAGCAACAGATGACGCTATTGACGGTGGTAAGAAACCTGCTGTTAAGGAAGAGAAAGAAGAAGACGAAGACGAAGAGAAGTCTAAGAAGAAACCTTTCCCACCTAAGAAAAAAGATGAAGAAGAACCAGAAGTAGAACCAGAAGCCGATGGAGATTCTGATATTAAGAAGAATCCTAAGACTGCTGATAAGAAAGCGGAGATCTCTAAGATCGAAAGTGTAGATACTCGTTCTGCGTTTGAAAAAATGTGGTCTGAGATTACTGAAGCAATCGACCCTAAGAAGGGTGCAACTGCTCCAGAGAAGTATGATGACCACTCTTCAGAACATGATAAGAAAGTCATTGCCATGCACAAGAAGTCTGATAAGAAGATCGAAGACCAAGAAGAAGAAGGTCACGATGTTACTTTTAAGGCGGGCGGTAAAGATATGAAACAATCCCCTGCTCGAAGTGGCGCTGACAATCTAAAGAACGGTGATAAGACTCCACCAAAAAAATAAATGATTGAGGATTGAATTATGATGTCTACTATCTTTCACTACATAATGAATCTGTTTCGACAAGACCCTCCAAACCAAGTAGTTGGAGCTCGGTCGGCAGAACCACTCCAGATGATAGAAGATATGACTAAACGCGAACTAGATGATTTAGGCGCAGCGAACGGTGTACGATTAGATCGCAGACGCAAGAAACAAGTTCTAGTAGCGAAACTAAAGGAAGCTGGAATCCACCACGGATAAACCATGCCCTTTAAATATTATGTCTTGACGAGTGGGTCTCTTAATGCTCTCGCTCGACAATTTGAAACTCTAAAATCTTCTGAAACCGTAGTCGTAATCAATACCTTGGACAAGGGGTACTCTGATGAGGCTACGGGTTTCTGTACGTCTAACGATATTGAATATCATATCACCGAATCTGATGGTACTCCTGCTACAGGTAAGAACTCTGTACTGAAACTCTTTCTAGAGAGCGACAATGAGTATATGGTACATGTTGACGGAGACGACATTATCACCCCCTATGGTAGAAACCTCTACCGAACTGTTGCCTATCAAGAGACTCCTCCGGACGTTATATGTCTGTACAATCAGATATGTTTCCGGAATTATCAAGATGGTCTCCTAGACTTGTTTAGAAAACAGGTAGATTCTAATACTGTCGCTAAGAAACATATGTTTATTCCTCCGAGTTATAGGCCCGGATTCTTCCATGCTATAGATACTCTGAGTGTGCGTAAGTATAACCCTAGGGTAACTGAGAGTGAGGTTAACCGTTTGGTCAGCGACTGTGACTGGTTGACTCAAGAGGATGCTCAGAGATGGGTCGAGAACAAGATATATCTTCAGGACTTTGCGATACGACATAGTGACAGACGCAACACTTTAAATCGCTTAGTCTTTTTCTCTCGTAAAGCCGCGTCTATGATGAAGTACAACTCAAACCTTGTTGTTGGGGAAGATGTCGTACAGTGTCATCTATTGAAGAAACTTGCCTATGAGGGTGAGTTAGACATGCAGATACGTAATGAATCTCCTAAGTACACTTACCTATATGTTTCGAATGATTATAGTATCACTCGAAAAGAAACGCCAGATTGGGAATGGATGGAACCTCTTATTAAAGAACTAAATAAGATGGAACCTGAACTACCGGAGTTTAGATTAAGTGAGTTTAAAGACCCATACTATGAAGTTAACTAAAAATAATCTTGTCGTCTACGCTGCAAAGAACTACTACAACCCTACGCATATTGATGGTGAAGAGTTCTTTGATGATCTCAAACGATTCAAGTATGTGAAGAGACTTATCAATAGGTACCACCAGAGTGGGGATCTTGCGGAGCGTCTTATTCTGAATCACCTCATAGTCATATTCAATGTGTTCGGGTATGAGGCAGGAGTGGAGATGTTAGCGTTAAAAGTACCACTAGAACAGTGGCCAACAATCAAACCATTCCTTGTTTTTCTTCAAGCGATAAAAAATGATGACATTACAGGTATCGAAATGGATAAATACGTAGTAGAGAAATTGAGAGAAATAAGATGGGCATCCTAAAGTCAGCCGCAGATGTGGTATACACAATTAGATTTTTAAAACTACTCGTTACTAAGTTCGAGGATACAGGTGCGTTCAAAGCTGGTATCATTGACAAGGACGGTAAAAAAAATCCAGACTTCTCTATGGATAAGATGGATGACCGTGAAGCATACCGCGACCACTACACATCGTTTCATCGTCTAGTATTTAACCTCAAGAAGATTATGGCCAAGGCGCCCGGCGGTTCATCTGTTGTTGCGAGGTATGGTGCCGCACTTGCACTTATTAAAGAACATGGGGATCTGTCAGATTCGAATCTACAGAAGATTCATGAGGCTTCCGGTATAGATGTCATGGATATTCTAATGGAAAGTTCTCAGTGGTATGTACTGGAGAACGGGTGTGTCGGTCAGGGAGTTTACCGTATTCGTAATGACTCTATGACGGACTCTGCGGATGAACTAGTACGTAAGGGTGACCAAATCCGTATCGCAGAAGACAACCTATGTCACGATGTTCTAGGGATCTCAATTTTCGAAGGAACCCACTTACGAACAGGCAGACGCATTCTGTTCTCTGCCAATGAGATAATGAAATGAAAACATACGAAGAATTCAAGAAACAGTTTGACGAAGAGATCACCAACACTACCAAAGGTGTAGTGGGTACGGGTGATGACTCCGATACTGTCATATTACGTAAAAAGCATGACCGCAAGAAGAAGCGCAAGGATGCTGTAGCTTTACTACGAAGAGTCTTCCCAGACAAAGTTTAAAAAAAGTTCAATTAAGCCCTTTACAAAGAACTCATAATACTATATAATTCTACAACTGAATTAAGGATTATATTATGAGACTACTGCGCCATGCCAACTACACGATAGTCATTCTCGAAAAGATGAATGATGTCGAAGAAGTTGTCGAAGAACTCGTTCCACACCAATTCTGTGAGAGTGATGTGATCTATGTTGCTATGCAAGGTTACTCAGTATTTGACAGAATCTCCAAAGAAAGATTCCTAGTAAAAAATCCAGAGAACCCATTCGATAATCATCTGATGTGGGAAGGCCTCTTTGACTCCGAAGAACAGGAAGAGTACATAAAGAAATGTTGTGAGAAGTTCTGGAACACTGGTAAACAGATGCTCATTGAAGACTATGAGTATGAAGAAGATGAACCATTCTACGACTACAGCAAATAGGTTATTATGTCCGGAGTACTGCACAATTTAAAAAGTAATGAATCTCTGTATAATATTATTTCTGGTATTGACAGAAACCTGTTTAGAGAGTATAATATACCGTATTGCACACACCAAAGCAATGAAGTATTTTTTGTAGTAATAGCTGATGAAGCGCACATACCTACTGATATACGTAAAGCATGGTCTGGTGCACAATCTCATTGTCTAGATAATGGCGTTCACCTAAGCTTTATTATCATGAATGACTATGAATATAACAACTGGGTGAAGATGGAATTGCCCTATATAAAAGATGTCGGTACCACTACGACACCTAAATTACTTGAAAGCGGTTACTTCTCTATAAACGGTAAGTGATCCAAACTTTGGAATTATAATGACAGTCGATGTGAAATATGATAGAGACGACTTACTTACAGATTATGCGGTAGGTATGTTGAAAGACTTCTATATGATCGAGGGTGAAGATTCACCGCAAGACGCCTATGCAAGAGCCGCGACTGCATGGTCGATGTATAAGGGACATATGGATGAAGTCCTAGCACGAAGATTGTACGAATATGTTTCTAAGAAGTGGTTTATGTTCGCTTCGCCAGTCCTCTCAAACGCACCAGATGGGGATAAGAAGTCGAAGGGACTTCCCATCTCATGTTTCCTCACCTATGTACCGGATACCCTAGAGGGACTCATTGAGCACTCTTCTGAGTTGCGTTGGTTGTCTGTGATGGGTGGTGGTGTTGGTGGCCACTGGAATGACGTGCGTACGGTGTCTGACATTGCGCCGGGCCCGATTCCTTTCATGCACACCGTAGATGCGGACATGATTGCGTATCGACAGGGTAAGACTCGTAAAGGTTCTTATGCAGCATATCTAGATGTAGGCCATCCAGACATTATAGAATTCCTAAATATCCGTATACCAACAGGTGATGTTCAACGGAAAGCTCTGAACATTCACAATGCTATAAATATATCCGATACGTTTATGGCTGCTGTTATAAACAACACAAGTTTCGACTTGCGTGATCCAAAAGACGGTGCAGTTAAAGACACCGTTGATGCACGTAAGTTATGGGAACGAATCCTTGAGGTTCGGTTCCGTACGGGAGAACCGTACTTGAACTTTATTGATACCGCGAATCGTGGTTTACCTATGCCTCTAAAAGAGAAAGGTCTAAAGATTCACGGATCAAACTTATGTAATGAAATTCACTTACCGACAGGGCCAGATAGAACTGCGGTATGTTGTCTGTCTTCACTCAACCTAGAATACTATGATGAGTGGAAAGATACCAATATTATACGAGACATCGTTCGTATGTTGGATAACGTTCTTGAGTACTTTATTGAGAACGCACCGGACAACATCTCCAGAGCAAGATACTCTGCGGAACGTGAACGATCAATTGGTTTGGGTGCAATGGGATTCCATTCACTCTTACAAAAGCACTCTGTCGCTTGGGAATCAGATAAAGCCCGAGAGATAAATAAGGTTGTCTTTGAGAACATCCAAAGACAAGCTGTAGAAGAGTCACGGCTCCTTGCGAAAGAGCGAGGTGAATACTCAGACGGTTTCGGTTCAGGAATGCGTAATTCGCATTTAATAGCAATAGCACCAAACGCATCGTCAGGAGTCATTTTATCTACGTCACCATCGATCGAACCACTGAAGGCATGTGCTTATACGCATAGAACTCGTGCTGGTTCGTTCCTAGTAAAGAACGTTTATCTGACCCAACTTCTAAAAGAGAAGGGTCAGGATAACGAATCTACGTGGACTAGTATCATCACCAAGAAAGGGTCGGTGCAACACCTACCTTTCCTCAACGAAGGGGAGAAGGCGATATACAAGACTGCGCAAGAACTAGACCAGAATTGGGTGGTAACACACGCGGCTGACCGGCAACCATTTATTTGTCAGGGTCAGTCAGTCAATCTGTTTTTTCCATCGGGCACACCTAAGCGATACGTCAATAAGGTGCACTTTAGCGCGTGGAAGAAAGGGTTGAAGGGTCTATACTATTTACGCACTGAGGCAAGTTCTCGTGCGGAGACGGTATCAGACAAAGTCGAACGAGTTGCCTTGCAAGAAGACAACCGGACGATAATCTATGGTAAATCTAACTGTCCGTGGTGTATCAAGGCAATCGAAGAACTGGAGTTACAGGGAGTCCCCTTTGACTACATCGATCTTGAGGTCATTAAGAAGACTGCCGCAGAAGTTACTGGACGCAAAGACGTTAAGACAGTACCACAGATCTACATAGAGGGAAGATATATTGGTGGTTATGAAGACCTTATTCTTCAATTGAAGACTGACATCAATCTTAGTTCTGTTACTGGTGGAGACGATGAGTGTCGAGCTTGCGAAGGTTAGTAGTATTCGGCGACAGTTTTGTCGAAGGATATTATAATTCTAAGGAAGAAGGCCGCGGTCTTATCAGGAACAACTTTGTTCATCATTTAGGTGAACTGCTTGAAGTAGAAGTACTGTCACATGGAAAAAACGGCAGTTCTAATCTGGCTATATCTAATCAGGTTATGACTCACATTAGGAATACCGATAAGGAGACATTGCAGAATGATGCTTTCTTGGTGGTGTTCAGTGAATGGAATAGACTAACCATTCGTTCTATGTTGCATGATAGTGAACACCCTAATGTTCTGGAAGGACGTACTCCAGATCACATTCACCGTAGTAATAACATACTATGGGGGGATGCAAAATACGGGTACAAGTCTTATCTGGATGAGGCGATACAGAGAGCAGAGACTGAAAACTCTTATCTAGCAGTATCACATATCTGCCAGAAGATGGGCATACCTTACCGAATGATCAATAGTTTCTGTTACCAGAGCTATCTGGATACGGTTACGATCTGGGAGAATGGTCAAAGGTTGGGTCGAAAAGACTGGTCAATGATTTCTCCACAGGGAGATCCTAACTGGATAGAGACCGATTCTCTATACAACACATTACATGATATATGCGCAGAGAGATGGGTGAAAACAGGTGACAAACCTCCTATGGTTGATTACCTGAAACATACCAAAGTAACCTCTGACAAGAAGAACTTTATGGGGTGTATGCACCCTAACGAGAAAGGACATCGCTTAATTGCTGAGACACTTTCCCCATATATAACACAAATTCTAAAGGATTAATATGTCATTAACATCATTCAGCAAAACCTACAAACCCTTCATGTATCCTTGGGCGGTTGAACTAACTAAGAAACATGAAGAGATTCACTGGGTAGAAGACGAAGCAGAGTTGAGCGAAGACGTTCAGGATTGGAAAACAAAATTAACTGATGAAGAGAAAGTCTTTATCACCCACGTACTGAGATTGTTCACACAGTCAGATGTACAGGTAGGTGAGAACTACCACGAACTTCTCATACCGAAGTTCAAGAACAACGAAGTCCGCAACATGTTGGCCTCGTTTGCAAACCGAGAAGGGGTACACCAACGTGCGTATGCTCTTCTCAATGATACTCTGGGTCTACCGGACGAAGACTACCATGCGTTCTTAGAATACTCTGAGATGGCTGATAAGATCGACTTTATGAAGGACGGAGACAGCAACACTCAAACTGGTCTAGCGTTATCACTCGCACAATCAGTATTCAACGAAGGTATGTCTGTGTTCGCATCATTCGTCATGCTACTCAACTTCCAACGTTTTGGAAAGATGAAGGGTATGGCAACAATCGTAGAGTGGTCAATCCGAGACGAGACTATTCACGTGCAAGGTAACGCTAAGTTGTTCCGTGAGTTCTGTGAAGAGCATCCACGTATTGTTAATGATGAACTAAAGTCTAAGATCTACCAGATGGCAGAGAACGCCGTCAAACTAGAAGACAAGTTCATTCAACTTGCATTTAAAGGTAACAGTGTACAGGGCCTGACCAAGAAAGAAGTCCGCGACTACATCCGTCACATTGCTGACCGCCGTCTACTTCAGTTGGGTATGAAACCATTGTTCAAACAAAAAAATAACCCATTGCCGTGGTTAGACTGGGTACTGAACGGAGCATCACACGACAACTTCTTTGAGAAACGTGTGACCGAGTATTCCGTAAATGGTATGGACGGTGAAGACTTCGGATGGGAAGAGTTGGAGTTAGAGGTAGCCTAGATGGAAAACGAATATACGATTGAATGTCCTATATGCGATATCCAAACAATCGTTCGAGTACCATATGAGGATGACATCCCCCGTCATTGTCCTATGTGCGGTTCAGACGTAGACGCAGAGTCGACCTACGAAGAAGAGTGATTTACCTTCCATATAAGTAGGTGTATGGAATGGACATTTGAAAACACACCCTTTGACCCTGATGAGTCTTTTCTCGAAGACTATCAGGGTTTCGTTTACATGGTTACTGAGCTCGACACGGGCAAGAAGTATATCGGTAAGAAATTCTTTTGGAAACCTAAAACACTGCCAGTGACGAAGACACGAAAGCGTAAGGTAAAGACGCGAGTAGTGTCTGACTGGAAGAAGTA